AACAAAGACCCAACAAAGACCTAACAAAGACCTAACAACTAACAAGAATGATAAGAATGATAAGAATGATAAAAATGAAAAGAATGAATTTGTATTTGTGGATTCACCCACAAAAAAATTCACGCCCCCTACGATTGAAGAAGTAAAAAATTATATTTTAGAAAAAGGATACAGCATCGACGCTGAACATTTTGTGGCTTATTACGAATCGAACGGTTGGAAAGTTGGAAAAAACAAAATGAAAGATTGGAAAATGGCAATCGTAACATGGTCAAAAAACGAAAAACAATCAAAAAACAACCACAAATCAGCTGAAAAACAAGGGTATAGACATCCATTTACAACCATTCTATCGGATGAATTATCAAAAGAACAGCTCAAACGTTTTGAAGCAAACAAAAAAGCAGCCATTTTAAGGGCTCAAAATAGACAAGACGATACATAACGCCACCCAAAGGGTAAAACATCGAAAATCGAGAAAAAAACGGGGTTTTCTGGGTATTTTTAAAAGGGCATATATATGACCAAATTATTAATAACAATCAAAAAACAAAGTTATGGAAAATTTCGAGGGTATTTTAGAGGAAATGCGGAACCACAACATGAAAGTACCTGAAATGGGTATTTCGTTTCAAATTCCGAACGCAAAAAAAGTCTTTGAAAATGCAATGACCTATTATTTAGGGCTTAAAAACAAAAAATTCGTTTGGCTGCCTGATTATGAAACAGTAACCGATTGGTTGGCCGATAACAAAGGCAAAGGATTATTTTTGTATGGAACCGTTGGAACCGGCAAAACATTCATCACGAGGTATGTTATTCCGGGTATTTTGTTAAAGTACAAACGTTTAGTAGTATCAACATTTGACATGAAGGAAGTAAATGCCGACCCTGATTATGTACTTTCAAAAAAAATTATTGCATTAGACGACATCGGAACTGAAGAAGTATCTATTAATTTTGGTGAAAAAAGAATGGTTATACCTGAGATTTTAGACGAAGCAGAAAAATACGGCAAATTGCTATTAATAACCAGCAATTTTAATGAAGAAGGGCTTATTTCAAAGTATGGAAATCGAATCTTTGATCGTCTTATTGAAGTCACCACTCCGATCGAATTCAAAGGTGAATCATTTAGAGGTTGATAAATAATTGACAAATAGCTTGTGACATGTGAACAACCCGATATATCCGATGTTATATTTGGCAAATTCAAAATGGTAAAAGATTTGCATTAAATAAAATTAATTAAAAATATGACAGAAGCAGAAAAACAAGAACATATAAAAAAGATTAAAGAGATTTTAGAAAGTAAAAAAATATATACATTCAAAGATATCTTTGTCTTTTATAAGGGTTGTTCACGGGCTACTGCTTATAACAATGGATTCGACAAGTTAGACGACATAAAAGAGGCGATCATGATGAACAAGCGTCGGGGCGTTCAATCATTAATTGATAGATGGGTTGATTCTGACAACCCAACGCTTCAAATCGCTGCTTTCAAAATTATTTGCGATCCTGAAGAACGGGCGGCAATAAGTCCAAATTATAACAATACTTCTGAAGGATCGGATAATGAAATTCTGATAAAAACAGTTGATTGATGGAATTGCACACAATCAAAAAATATCGAGACTTTTTTAAGGCAACCGAAAATGAACCGGTTGTGATCCTGCAAGGCTCGAAACGATCCGGAAAAACATACGCAATACTCCAGCGCATTGGACTTGATTTCATAATGGAAAAAAATAAGAAGTTTCAATGTTTTTCCGAAAGTCCAAAGCAACAAAACTTTGGGTTGATGTCTGACTTTAATAATATCTTTAACCCTATTTTGCACCGAGTCAAGACAAATTTAACACAAAAGACGTTTACATATCGCAACAATCAACTTGCATTTATTAACATCGCGGACAACACGAACGCAAACGATATAGCCAACTCATTGGGGGCGTGTGATGTTCGTTTCATTAACGAATGTAACACATTCTCAAAGGAAACGGTTGAAAAACTGCAAATAAATAACCGTGAAAAATTGTATCTTGACTTTAACCCGTATCGCAAGTTTTGGATCGACGACTTAATAACTGAAACAAACTTCTTAAAGACCACATGGAAGGACAACCCATTCTTGACACAAAATCAAATAGCACTATTTACGCAATGGACTGAACAAGGCAAACGTTCTGAAATTGGTAGCTATGACTATTGGAGGTGGCAAGTATTGTGCGAAGGCAACTACGCTGATATAACGGGTGAAATATTTACTACTGAAAATATCCATTTTTCAGACAAGAAGCCGGAGGGCTTGCATAACTATATCATTTTCGCTGATCCATCAAACGCAAAAGGAGGTGACAACTTTGCACTCACTTTGACGGCAACGGATACAGATGGTAAAGTTTGGTTAATTGATAGCTTTTCACGCAACAAAATAGAGAAGATTTTGATAGCTGAAAAAATAAAAGAATGGCAGCGTGATTATCCGGTGCAAAGAACACTTATCGAAACAAACGGGCAAATCGGGCTGAAATTCTTTAATGATTGCGTCGCTTCTCAAATAACCGTCGAGGGTTGGTATAGCCGTACAGACAAATACGAACGCATCATGAGTAATTTTGACGTGATCACACAAAAGCTCTTTATTCTTGACACTCAACAAAATAGAGAATTTTCTCAACAAATTTACACATTTAGCATCGACTGTGAACACGACGACAATATCGACTGCCTTAACAACGCTATTTTGGCTTATATTTTGATTTACGGTGAGTTGAAGATATTATTTTGATAACTTTTGTACAATTTTTTAAAAAGTGTATTATATTTGGCTCGAAAATAAAATAATATGAAAATATTCAATTTTAGAACAAAGAAACAATCAACAGCTGATCAATACCAATTAGGGAGGGCAACGAACTTATTAGGATATTATGACCGGCTCGGATTGGGTTTTGTTGTCGATGAATTTAATTTGTTTTCTCAAGTTAAGGGTTACAGAACCGACCTTCTTAATGGAACCAACTGGAGGCCAACGGATCCAATCAATGCACAAAATATTCAATACATTCAATTCCTTAAGCTACTGCAAAAGTACTCGACGGCAATCTTTAATGACTTTGTCACAATCGGGTACGCTATATTTGCAAGAATTGAAGGGCAACTATTTTACATTTCACCTAACAACTACATCAAAGACGCAAGCACAAACTACGTGTCGATTAACAATTACAGTAATGCTGAAGTGTTTGAGTTTGACGATCCGGATGTGTTTTGCGGTGAATTATCAATATTCCAAAAATGCCAACCATACCAACGACTTTACAATATTGCGTTAAGTTGTCAGAAAAATGGACTTTACAAAAGCGGTTTTGTGAATGTCATAAGTCCTAAATCGGCAAGCGGACTACCTATGAAAACAGTCTTAACTGAAGCAGAAAAACAGACAATGGAAAAGACCATTTCGGAAAATCACGGAGTTGCAACGGACACGCAAACAAACTTTTTGATATTCCAACAAGACGTCAATGTGAATACTATCATGTTCGACTTTGCAAAGTTAGGAATAATTGAAACGAAACAACTATGTGAAGAGTTTGTTTGCAGCAAGTTGGGCGTTCCTTATGTTTTACTGCCTTCGAGTGGGCAAACATTCGCAAACTACGAAGAGGCAAACAAAATACTTTACGAAAATCACTCAAAGTATTGTGAATATTTTTGCAACTTTGCAAAAAACGACTTAGGGTTTGATATAGATTACAAAACAATTGCAGAAGCTAACAAAGGTATAGTATGACAAAGAATTTAAACATATTTGGTGATATTGTTTCAACCATTAGAACCATCGGGGATGTATCACCTGCTTCGGTAACGGAGGCAGTTGGAGAACTAACCACGAACGACGAACTTATTGTGAATATTGACTGTTTCGGAGGTGAACTGTTTGCCGCCGTCGCAATACGTTCAATCTTAAAAAAATCACCGGCAAAGAAAACATTTAACATTCTTGGAATTTGTGCAAGCTCAGCAAACACGCTATTTGATGAGAATGATACAATCAATATTGCGCAAGGTGCAATGGTTATGAATCACAAGCCAACGGCTGCAATTAATGGAAATGCCATCGACTTGAGAACGCAGGCTGATGTACTTGACAAAGTAGAGAACGAAATTATTATAAAGAACCTACATGCAAGAACAGGGAAACCAATCAATGAGTTATCTCAGCTACTTGTTGAGGGCTGGTGGTTGACGTCTGAAGAGGCTGTTCAAATGTTGAAATTTGGTGAATTAAAAACCGCTGCTATCATGAATCATGGAAAAACAGCGCAAGAAACAATATACAAGAATTACTTGCAACGAAAGCAAACGTCGGGTGTGGACGCATACACACAATTTATGAACATTAAAAAAAGGTTATCAAAATGAAAGAAATCTTGTTAAATTTATTGGCGTTAACAGTTACTGCCTTAACGCAAAGTGGAGGTGACATTTCACCTGAATTGCAAAATGAAATTGACAGCATCACCGCTGCAATTAACGCAATGCCGGACGATGCAAGCGGAGACGGTGCTACATCGGGCGACGGATCAAATGGTCAAGCAGTAAGCAATGAGTTGATGCAACGCCTTGCTGACTTAGCTGAAAAAATCAAAGACGATGCTACTAAAATGAAAGTATCAAACAAAATCACCGATGCTAAAATTGTAGCCGTCAATAACGCAATCCGTAATTTTGAAGTTAAGCAAAAAGATTTGGGGGCTGGTGTTGCAAAACCAAAGAACCTCAACTTTGATGCGCTGGTTGAAAACGGAGGCAAAATAAAAATCTACAACTCAAACAATTCATTGTTCACCAAAACAGCACTTGAAAAGTTTAGTTTTTCGCAAAAGTTAAGAAACACCGGGTTACTTGCTGGAATCAAAGAAATGGTATTGCCTGAAGGTAGTAATCAAATCATTTGGACTGAAGGAACACGGGGTGCAAACACCGCTGCCATCGTGGCAATCGGGGCTGATAAACCGTTCAAGACCAACACAACGGCAAACACAACCCTCGCATTATCAACATTGGCACAAGGTGTAACCGTTCCGGTTCAATTACTGAAGGCTATCAATGGTGTGCAATCACTGTATGAAGACGACCTGAAGGGTGATTTAGAGGACAAAGTAGCTGCTCAAGTTGCGGCTGCTATTGCTTTGGCAGCAAATCCAATTGTTACAACTGCAAAAGTAAACGTAGGCACTCCTACCATTGCAGACGTTATCGAAGTTGCTTATTGGCAATTAAGACCGTATGCACAAGGTAAGACTATTCACGTCGCTATTTCGAGTGAACAACAAAAAGCGCTTAATTTGTTGAAGGATGCAAATTACAACAAACTTGCAAAGGTTTCGTATCCTGATTTGTCGATCGAAAACTTTATTGCAGATGCTACATATACATCCGATAAAATCTTTGCATGGGTTGATAACTTGTCAGTTCGTTTCTACAACGACGGGTTATGGATCGGATCCGATGAGCTGAACGGTCGTGGTGTTTCGGGTTCTAACTTCTCAAAGAATCAAATTAGCATCCTTGCTGAATACTTGAACGAAGGCATCGTAATTCGTGGCACGGATGTCGTGACTACTATCTACGATTCGATTTCAGGTGTGATTACTGAATTAACGAAAGCATGAAAATAGAGATTTTGAAACCGCATAAACTACTTGAGGAAGGTCGGGTACTAGATATCGATCATGAGTATGCGCTTCATTTGATTAAGAAGGGAATTGCAAAAAAAGCCGGAAAGGTTGATGACAAGGCTGAAGACAAAACGGATGCTGAAGTGGACAACAAGCCGGAGGTGAAAGCAGAAAAAGCAAAATCAAAATAAACAAATACGGCAATGGGTTACGAACAGTTCAATACATACCCTATTCAAATATTAGGTATAAACGAATCATACAACGATGAGATCAACGCCATCGAGAATGAAATTATTAATGAAATGGGATACTCGGGTAACGTTTCGGACTTGAGTAGCGTGTTGCCGTATTTTGTTTTTTTTAAGTTTTGCGAGTATCATTCGAGCCAAGTAAGCGCCAATAACGGTGAAAGCTATCAAACACAGGAATATACAACCCCGTCAATGGTAGCACAAGTAAGGGCTTGGAACATGGGAGTTAAAATGCTTGCTTCAATATGTGAAACGAACGGAACAAGTGTAAACGAAATTTATACTTCTGAAAGAATCTTGATATGATTGAAAAATTTCTTATTGATATTGGTATGCGGTGTGGGACGGTCAAGAATTTTAGCGTTGCTATAGCCGACGACTTACGAAAGGGTGATGGGCAACATTGGTATTTTTTGACGCCTATCAAAGTAACCGACGGTGGCAACGGGTTAAAGACGTGCACGGTGAATTTGGCGTATCCTTTCATTTCAGAACGGGGCGACGTTACAGAGCAAGACGTCTTTAATCGTTTGTATTCTTTGTCAATTCCTTACCAAAATGAATTAATTAATCAATTAAGAAAGAATGTAATTGTTTCGTCGTTCACCTTTTCCATCGTTCCATTTTGGGCAAACGATAAAGGTGAAAGAACAGAACGTAAAGATTTTGGCGGGGCTCGAATTCATATATTGAATGCAGTAGTAAATGTAAATTACAGATTAGATTGGTTTAAGAACAATTAAAAAATAAAATAAAAAAGATTATGGCAAATTATGGAAACTTTCTGCAATATGCAGGAGAAAAAATGGGTATAGATGTTGGCTTTGGGAAAATGTTTCTCGTTTATACAGAAAAACTTTCAAAAGGAGCAAGCGACCTGACAGTAGCGGCAATTAATAACGAGATCACAGCTGGAACAATTATCGGAGTGATTAAGGGTTGGCATACAATTGCAGGCGCCCCCGTCGCTGAAGTGTCAATCGAACGTCCTGGAACGTATGAAAAAAAGCTGATCCGTCCGGAAATTTTAGCCGATACGTTAACCTTCGAGAGTGGCATGGTTAATAACGAGGTGCTGGGTGATATTGTGAAGGCTGGTTCATTGAATTGTATTCTACTTGACGATCAGGGGAATGCGTATGGGGATTATGCACAAGAAGCTGGAAAGATTAGTACCATGCTTGTCAACTTTTCCGAAAAGAAAACAAGTGGTTTTCAAACAGATTATGCCGCTGAAAAGACTATTTCAATCACGGCTCGGTATTTGGTTGATAATTTAAATGTTATTTATGCCGCAACCGAAACAGAAATGATCACTCCGAAGGATTTGCTCGTCGGGCAATTGGTTTCTTCATCCACTGGGACAACAAGTAAAATTGTTTTGAACTTGAAATACAAGGCAACCAACGAACCGCATGTTGGACTGATTTCAGCACTGAATATTTCAATAAATGGACTTCCATCAGGGAGTACAATTGGGACGATCACTTCGGATAACTTAGGGAATTATACAATTAATTTCACGGGACAATTAATTCCAGGTGTTTTATTAATTTCAATATCTGGTGATACATTCTACATGAAGGAAACTTCAATCACTATAAATTAATTTATTATGGAATTGAATTTCAAAGGGTTTGAAATTGACGGCGTTACCTACTTTGTAACGAATGAAATGATTACAAAGTACGGATCCTTAGAGGATGCAGCGAAAGCGGCAAAGGCCTCAATAGAAGGAACGCCTAAAAATAAGACCGTCAAAAGTAACATCGTGGTTGATCAATCGACTACACCATCGGATCCGGCTCCACCTCCATATACTGCGCCCGTAACATCGACAGACACAGAAGGTGAAACGGCAACCGAAACGCCTAATGATTAAGACAAAGGAAGGCTATTCACTTAGCCTTTCTTTTTAAAAGACTTGCAACATGGGAAAGTTAACACTTAAGGATATAAGTATCGCAGAATATTGTGACATTCTAAAGGCGGGGGTTGATGTTGTGACATTGAAGGAAATTAACGACCTACTCACAAAGGCGCTCGGTGATTTGGGCGTTGGCTTTGATTTGGATGTTTTCATGATGCAAAAGGACTTACTGTTATTGCAATGTAGGCAAGCGATCGCAATTCTTGATTTCAACGGTGAACAAGTGGCATTTCTTGATGAGAGGATAAAAGCAATCAAAAAAGAGCTTGCAGGAAAAGAAAAGAAAACAGAAAATAAGGATCCTTACAAGTCGTTTTTATCATGGATATTGGCCGTTGAGAAATACTTAGGGTTTTCAATTGATAGAAGTAATGACCTTCTATACTTTACAGAAGCAACGATTCAAATGTTAAAACATTTTGAATCACAAAAAAGGCAAATTGACGAAAGCAAGGCAAGCAAGAGATAATAAAAATGACAGCATTCGAGTATCTTAATGGAATTCAATCAATCACACCTGATATTGTTGGTGATATTGGCGTTAAGGCGGTGCAAAAAAATGGTGATCAAGTCATCAAAGATGCGATTGATGCTAATTTGCAAGGGTTGACCTTTGCCGGTAACCCTATTGACGAAGTAAAACCTTTCAATGATTGGTTTGAAACAGGTGAGTTTCATAACAATTTAACATTCCTAAATACAAACGATATTCAATTCACAAGCAAAGGGGACGGTTTCGCTGCAATTGAACAGGCGTTCAACCCTGATGACACAATAGCACCATCAGCCGTTATATTACAGGAATCAACAATGCAAGCCGTTAAACAATCATTCATTAACATATTAACGCAAACGATATGAGCGATTTAATAGATAGAATATTCGACGTCGAAAAGATTAGCGCTGAAGTTAAGGCAATAACCGAACAGATTACAGCGTTAACAGACACAATAAACACTATTAAGGGCAATTTGTCCACCATTGGCAGTGATATACGCAAGTCCAAAGGAATGGACGACTTAGTCGCTCAATCGCAAAACCTAAATAGTGAATTTTCAAAGGGACAAAAGGCAGTCAAAGATTGGCAAACACAAGTAGCTGAGTTGCAAGCAAAGACAGATCAGTTGACTGGGGCGGAAAAGGCTGCCAATATTGAAATAGCAAAGGCACGGATTGAATTACAAGCAGCACAAAAAAGTATCAAAGATGCAGCCGTTGAACAGATCGTTCTTAGTTCGAAAACAGATAGCCTTCAAAAAAATTACTATGCACTCAAACAAGAGCTTGCATTGACTGAGAAACAGTTCAAATCTTTATCAATACAGGAACAGAATAGCGCCAAAGGTAAAGAGCTAATGGACAAGTATAACGAATTGGCTGAAGTAGTAAACAAAACGGACGAATCTTTTGGGCACTTTCAAAATCGAGTAGGACAATACGAACAAGCTACTAAACCGTTACGGGCTGAATTGCGTGCTATTGCGCAAGAAATGGCAACACTGGCAACAAATGGTGATCGTGATTCAGCGCAATATAAGGCGTTAAGTCAACGAGGCGCTGAATTGACGAAATCACTAAGAGAAGTCCACACGGAATTAAAGAATGCGGGTGCTGAAAACAAAGGAATTGAAGAAGTAGCGGGGGCATTTAAGGCTGTCGGAGCAGCGGCTGAAGTTGCTGAAGGGAGTGCGGCACTATTTGGGCTTCAAAATGACAATGTAACGGAAAGTATTCAAAAGTTAGTTGCTATTCAATCCGTTATGAATGGAGTCGATGAAGTAGCAAAGTCATTACGGAAAGAAAGCATTTTCATGATGGGAGTACAAGCTGCAAAGTCAGCCGTGTTGGCAGCTTGGAAAACAACTTTAATAACATTAGAACGAGTTTTTGGTATAACTGCTGCAACTTCGATGGCTCTTGCAACTGCTGGAATAACGGCAGTAATATCGGGGGTTGTCCTTTTGGTTGCAAACTTCAATTCGGTAATAAACGCTGTAAAATCATTTTTTGGAGTTACAAACAATTTTGAAAAAACCGAACAACAGATAAAAA